GAAAGCAAAACAACCTTACCAAGATCTGGAAAACGAGAGTCTACGGTACCACGAAATGCTTTGTAAATGTTTTCAGCAGTTTTACCTTGCTCGTTTCCAGTTCCTACCTCAGATGCAAAACCTGAGATCTCATCAAGCACTGCCATAAACAAGTTCAAACCTTCATGTGACTCACGCTCTGAGTGTCCAGAATAAACTGTAACAGATTTATCAAAGTCAATTGAGTCTGCCTTAGCATTGAACTTTCCTGCAAACCAAGGGGATCTTTCAATCTTACTTTTAAAACCTTTAAAGAAAACATTCTTAGCCTGCTGAGCGTTAATAGCCACATTGATAATATCAATAGCATCTCCTGCAGGCTTTCCATAATATACTGCTGGGTCTTTTAAACATAATAACTTATATACTGTATAAGCACATGCTACGGTTGACACAAAGTCTTTTCCAGATCCCTTGCCAAGTTGCAAAATGATTTCATTTTTTGTGTATTTATTAAAATACTTTGCACCTTCAACAGGTCCATACAGATCTTCAAGATCTTCTTTACGATAGATCTGGCTCATTGCCTCAACAATATCATATTGAATATCAGAAAGAACGGGCTGTCCAAGATAGTCTGGAGACTCAACAAAGGTTTTTGCGTCAACAGGCTTTTCAATAAAATGATTTTCTTTAAGTACTTCTAAGAAATCATTGAACATCGTGGACAACTGTAATCACTTCTCCTTCTTTTGCAATCGCAGAAAGTCTTTGCATAATAATGTCACGAACCTCTGGATGTTCTGCAGCAATATCTCTAAGAATACCAACAAGAACTTCTTGACGGCGTTCAATCTCAACCATCTCTTCGGCAAGTTCTTTATTCTCAAGCAGACCAGCCTTCTGTAGCATATCAATTCTTTTAGATTCAATATCCATAACAAGTTTAATTGCAGCAGTCTTTGCGCTAAGGTTATTAGTCATTGAGGCTTCATCAATAACTTCATATGACTTTAATATTAGTTTACTGTAGTGTGCATCTGCTCCTGCAAGAGCATCTTTAGCCCTTGCACGGATTGCAATATTGTTAGATGTTTTTTCTTTCCATTCATCAATGTATGCAACTACTCTAGTTCTTGGAAGAGCCAACTCTTTTGAAATTTGCGTTGGGTCACTACCTTTAAGGTATTCTCCAACAACATCATTCATTATGTCAAGATGTTTAACTAACTCTTCTTCAGTTGACACTATTCAACTCCCTTGCTATTTTTAATAAAATCAAATAGCCAATTAGATCATCAACATCATTGTCTCCGATGAATGACCCACCTCTTGTTATTCTAGATAATTTATCGTCAATTCTTACATGAAGTTGCTCAACATTATCTGCTGTTGCAAAAATTCTAACTGGGTTTAGCGCTGAGTCTCCATAAGATTTATTTTTTGCAATAAGCATAGCCTTGATCTCATCACAGACTTGTGCAATTGTAAACTGTGTCTCTTCACTCACTTTTATCATCTTCTTCCCACTCAAAGGCTTCTGGTAAACCCTTTAGTGCTGTAAGAACATATGTTATTCCAACTGCACCAGTTACACCTAAACCAATTAAAACTTTTTGTATTTTATTCATCGTCTTGATTTCCTTAATCCGAATTTAGCAAGATATACATAAATTGTTTCCACACTAGCCCCCGACTCTTTAGCAATTTCTTCTGGAGATTTTTTATCCATTAAAAACCTTTTACGAAGCCAAACTTCTGAGGTATATAGTTTACCAGTCATAATACTATTTGTCAACCTCGTTTAAGTTAATATCATAGTTAAACCTATCAGAGTTTTCCATGATCCACTTATCTTGATTTTCAACATCATATTTTCTTTCATTAATTATTCTGTCAATAAGATATTCTTTTTCAAGAGTAAAAGATGGCTCGTATATTCTAACTCTATTGTTAGGCTGTATTGCAAAATTTCCATCATCTCTCTGTATGACATGTCCACACTTATGGTCTGCAGGGCTTTCAGAGTAGCCATCATCTAAAACATTTGTGTCTGGATTATGCCAGTCTAGTGTAAACAGATAGGTTCCTTTATGCATTGTTTTTGTTCTGTCTATATAAGACATTCTAAGGTTTGTTAGGTTTTCAAATCTTGTTACAGCAATATGATGACTAAAAGAATTCCATAAAACTAAATTATGAAGATCAACTTCTGGAATTCCTGGCTCTGTACAAAAAGCAGAAATTGGAAGTCTCCACCATAGTCCACCATCTGGCATCATAATATGAAATAGTGGGCTTCTAGATTTTAAACTTGAAACACCAAAGACTACACACTCAAAATATTTATCATGGCTATCTTGATGATTACGTAAATAGTTTCCTCTTACATAACAATTTATTGGGGGTATGTTTGCATTTAACTCTGGCATTATGTATCTCTCCTGTTCACTGGATCAAGTCTATCCCAAAACCCACCAGAATTTCCTTGATATATTTGGCCAGTCTCTCTATCAACCAGCAGCCATTTGGTTGGAGATAGAGTATGAATTAATAAATCAACTGGTTTATCTTCTTCTTTAAAAGAAAAACTATTTCTATCACTCATTATAGTGTTGCCTTATCCCAATTTTTAATTGCCCAGTGTCCAATCCCGCAAGCATCTGCAACATCATTATCTGTAATTATTCTATCATAAATAGTGTTAATAAATTTAATTGTTCTTTCCTTGCGTAACATTCTTTCGTATGCTTTATACCAAGAAACAGATTTGCCAGGGTTTTGAGAACGAATTAGAAGTTGCTCATCTTTAGATATTTTTTTATTGCCAATAAAATTTTGCCAAGTAATTGGAGAAACTCTGCCTATTTGCTTTGTTCCAGTTTGGCCTGCTGCACCAAGAATAGCACCTTGAACTAGTGCAAGATCTGCAGCAGTCTTTGGACTATTCATAAACACAGTATGCTCTATTATGATTGATTCAAACCCACCATAGCAATCAATAAATGCTTTTACCTTTTGACCAGCATCAATAACTTTTTCATATATGTTTTGACCTTCAAAATAAATTTTACCAACTGAAACAAGAGACTTTTCTTTAGTATTGAATATAGCAAAGGCAAGACTAGTAGTGCTAGCATCAATAGCACAAATATTGCTAGGCATTGCCTCTATCCCCCACTTATTCTTGTTCATACTCAATAAACCCTTTCAACTCCTTAAGCATTTTATCTACTGCTTTTTTACTGACATTACAATTAGAACAAAACCCAGAATCATTATAGATTGAAAGTTTTGTGTCACATCCACCTAAGCATTTTTTTTCTTTACCTTTACGCTTTTGTCTACGAGTAAGTTGATATCTTTCTGCAATTTTTTCTTTTGTTGCTTCTTCTCTACAAAGTTCTGAACAGTAAACCTGATAAGAAACTTTTGGAGTAAAATAAACATCACATTTATTACAGAGTTTCAACTAACTTCTCCATGGATTTAATTTTAATAGTTCCATCTCCAGCATCAGCACATGCCTGTTGGATAGGACAAGTCTTGCAAATCTTTGAATTAGATCGATAGTTCTTTGTTGGAAGAGTTCTATCAACCCAAGCCTTACGAACATCTCTCATCCACTGAAAAGCATTATCAATCCATTGACGGTAATTATCATCTACCTCAACTGGAAGAATAAGAAGTTCGTGATTGTTTTTATTTTCATAAATAAGCACACCCTTCTTTTTGCCAAGAATCTTCATATAAATAAGCAATTGAATTAAGTGACCAGTCTTTGGTTTCATTGAGTTCTTGCGATATTCAAAACCTTCATTGAGCATTGTCTTGATTTCTCCGACAATCTCTTCACCTTCCCAATCAAGCATTACGTCTCCGTAACCAAAAATTGGGGGATCATCATAACGAATCTTAAACTCAGTAGTTGGATTACCTTCATCATCTTTATAAATCTTTACAATGCCAGCACCTATCATTGCATCTTGAATACGAGCATGCGAAAGAGTTCCTGCAGTCATATTAGCAGCACCATAAGCATCTGCGTTATCTTCAAATGTTTGTCCATCAAATGCCAAATACCAATATCTTGGACATTCTCCATGCGAGTATGCGATGGTAGATGGAGCAAATGTTTTCTTTATTGTGAATTTTGGACCACGATTTACGACATAGCCAGAACGGATCTTCTCAATTAAGGCATCTGAATCTAGGATATTATTTTTCCTAGAAACATTTTTTATCATAACCTGATGTAGTAAATTTTTTGTCATTATATCCCTTTGTTTATATAAGTATACCAGGTTAGCGCATTATGTATTTAAGTGCTGATACCAAGTTGTTTACCGCTTCTGCTGCTGTGTAATATATGTTTTTCTTTGCACGATTGTTCTTATCAACATTTGCCATCCAAGTAGCCTTTAACGCTAACTTTCCTGCAATTGCCTGTAATCTAACAATCTCTATGGCTGCTACTGGCATTGGAATATCTGGCTTAATAATTAGTTTAGCAATCATTGTTAGTGCAGTAGTTAGTTCTTCATCGTCCATAAACTCTGCTATTTCTGCCAAACCATTAACCATATCTAGTGTTGTGTTCTCTGTCATACTATTCTCCCTCTACTAACTGTTCTAACATATCTAACTCAATTATAGCAAGTCTGACCTTCTGTGTACCCTCGCCAAGAACAATAATTAGGGCTGGATCCATACTCTTTTTGAGTGCATCAGTAACAGTCTTAGCCCATACATCTTGGTTTAGAGTAAATGATTTTGAGCACTCCTTAAAATCAACAACAAAGTTATGCCAAGAAGCATCGCCTTTTGTGTTATTTCGTCCAGAGTTTTTATGCTGCTTTGCTCCTATACGCTTTGATTCAGAACGCTCACTCATTTGTAAAGTCTGCTTTCTTCTTTTTTTGTGGTTTTAGATTTACTTTTGATACATGTTTTTTGCTGCACATCCATGTAGCATCACCTGAATCAGACCAAAGCCTTAAAGATAATACTTCTTCCTGACACTTTTTGCATGGAAATTTTCCTGCAAAAATTTTAAAATCTTTCTCAACCATCAGATAGTTTTTTCTTTAAAGATTCTTGTAGATCAAGATCTTCTTTAACACGATTAATAAATCCATCCCTACCTTGAACCTTTGTTCCATCATCTAATTGATACCATGCGCCAGTTCTATTAACAAGTCCTGCAGCCTCTGCGGTATCTACAAGATCTCCGATAGAATCAACTCCAATGTCATCTCCTCTAAAGTAAAAGTCATACTCGCCTGACTGAAAGCCTGGAGAAGTTTTTGAAAACTGCAGTTCCCATCTAATCTTTCTACCAATTTTTTCTTCAATCAACTTATCACCAATCTTAATCTTGCCTTTAATGGCTTGATTATCAGACTCTGATGAGAACAGTTTGATTACTGTTGACGAGTAAAATTTTGTAGCCTGCCCACCTGTTGGTTGCTGGCTTGTATACATTGCGTTAATGTTATTTCGTGATTGAGAAATAAGAACAAATAGCGTAGGATTAACTTTGTTATTAGCATAGTTAATCATCTTCCAAGCATTTGAGAAGTCACGAGACTCCGCACCAATCTGCTTAGTATTTTCTAGTTGCTTAAGTTCATCTGAATCTTTTTCAAAATAAATTGCTGGTAGCAGTGATGTAATTGAATCTACTACAACAATATCAACCCCAGCATTAATAAGGTTTGTTCCTACATCAACCATTTCATTAATTGTACGAGCCTGTGAATAAATTAACTTAGATGAGTCAACACCTAAACGCTCTGCCCATTTTGGATCGTAAGACATTTCTGCATCAATCCATGCACAGATCTTTCCTTCTTTCTGTGCTAGACCTATCATTTGAAGGCACAGAGAGGACTTTGCAGAGGACTTCGAACCCCATATGAGTACTTGTCTACCGTAAGGTAGTCCGCCTGCTAATGCACGGTTTAAACCAAAACTAGGTGTTTCTGCATACTCTGTTGGAGGAACTGAATCTCCAGTCATAATAGTCTTACGCAACTTAGGGTTTAACTGTGCTAATACTTCTTCCATGCTAACCATTTACATCCTCCAGTGTTATTGTTCCATCTTTTGTTTTACCAAAACTAAACTTGTATGCCTTACCTTCTTCAATTTTCATATATGCTTTTGGAAAAGCAGTTGGGAAAACTGTAACAGTATGCAAATCTCTACTTGTATCTGCTAATGTTAGTGTTGCCATTTTTTTACCAGCCTTCGTCATTCTTGGTTTAAATGACACAACAAACATTTCTTCTTCTGTGTATGGAAGTTGTTTATAACTTAAAAACTTTATAAGCGCTTTGTCAGATCCCTTTATTTCATCAAC